TGCTTAAAACCACTGATGGCACGATTTATATCGTGGATATGGTTCATGGTCAATGGGGCCCTGATGGTGTTAATCGAAACTTAAAGCAGACTGCTGAAATGGATGGTCGAAAGGTTGCCATTCGATTGCCGCAAGACCCCGGTCAGGCTGGTAAGTCGCAAGCTAAAAGCTTTATCACATTATTGGCTGGATTTAATGTCATTGTTGAAGTGGTGTCGGGTGACAAGATTACTCGTGCACAGCCATTTGCCGCTCAGGTTAATGTGGGTAATGTGAAAATGCTGCGAGGGGAATGGAATAAACCAGTGATAGATGAAATGCGTAATTTCCCAAATGGTAAGTACGATGACCAAATTGATGGCATGAGTGATGGTTATAACTATCTACTTGGCTCTCGAAAACGAGCCAATCCAGCCGGTGCCGGCTCAAGAACATTTGCTCAATAACATAACCGCATAAATTGCGGTTTTTTTACGTCTAGGATTTAATTATGGCAAAGCCTAAAAAGGACAAAGTTCGCAGTAAGGCTTTGTCAGCCGGATCATTAACTACGCATGAAGCGGTTTCACAGTTCGCCACAAGACTCAGTCGCTTACCCGATCTTGATGAAACATTGCGCAAAGCAGGTATTCAACGCCATCGATTAGAAGTTTTACTAGATGATGATGAGATTGCTCAAGTCACTGAAACNCGATTAGATGCTTTACTTGCTACGCCTTACCGTATCGAGCCGAATGACACCAAAGAAGCTGAATTGCTAAAGTTGGAGCTAGAGGAGTGGTTTGTTGAGATTGCAACATCTGCGCACAATGCTTTATTTTTCGGGTATTCGGTACAGGAGGCAATTTACACACAAAAGGTTAATCGCATCGGTCTTGGGTGGATCGGTGAGAAGCCAATGGAATGGTTTGAGCCTAAAAGTGACGGTCGCTTAATTTACCGACCTGACGGCACGGGGTTCGAGCAAATTGTTGATCAAAGTTTTAAGTTCTTTTTGACTCAACGCAAAGCTACATTTAAAAAACCATATGGGAAGGCGCTGCTATCGGTTTTGTACTGGCTGTTTTTCTTTAAACAAAACGGTTTTAAATTCTGGGCTAAACAACTAGAACGCTTTGGTACACCTATCTTGCTTGGCAAAGTTAAAGACGGGGATGATAGCGATATTGCCGCAATGAACAGTGCATTGCTTTCAGCTCATGCGCAGTCTGTTGTCTCTATTGATGCTGACGACGATGTTCAGATTCTAAGTGGTGACAAAAACGGTTCTGCTGGCTCATCATTTGAAGTCTTTAATAGCATCTTGATGAAGCAGATTCAAAAGGTGGTACTGGGTCAAACGCTCACCAGTGGTAATGATGGTGGTGGCTCTCGCGCTTTAGGTGAAGTGCATGAGAATGTGCGTAAAGACAAACTTAAATCCGATATTCGTTTAATTACACCGACGGTTCAGGCTGTTGTGAATGCCTTATGCGATCTAAACGGTTGGCAACGTCACAAAGTCATCATTGGTGATGGTAAATCACTAAACAAAGATCAGGCCGACCGTGATGTTAAATTGAAAAATGCTGGCGCCAACCTGACACCGCAGTATTTTCAGCGCGAATATGGTTTGCAGGATGGCGATATTGCTGAGGCTCAAGAACAATTACCCAAGACTTTTTCGGCTATTCCAAAGCAGGCATTTAGCTTTAAAGCTGATGTTCAGAAGATCGATCCAAATCAGCAAGAAGTGGATTCAATGGTTGATGACATCGATAAAACGCTATTTTCTGAGTCTGAGTTGCTGAAAGTTGTTGAGACTGTAAAGGATACTAGTGAACTCCAAGAGAAGCTTTATAGCTTGATGTCGGGCGAATCGGTTGAGAAGTTTAATGCAACCATGGTAAGAGCCTTGTATTTGTTTGATGTAGTTGGGTATGTGCAGCGGAGTAAATGATGTCAATAACCTACACCGATGCACTGCGCTATGCCCGTGAAAAGCGTGTTGTTCTGCCTGAAGAGTTCTATTTACTGGACTTGAATGCAAGACAATACGCGACCACAGTAAGTGGATTGGCTTCACTTGATCAGATTAAGACCGTAATTAATCTATCTAATAAAGCAATTGAAAGCGGTTCAACATTTCAAGAGTTTCAAAAGGCTGTTAAAGAATCCGGAATCGAGCTTAGTCCGCACCACCTGGATAACATTTTCCGCACCAATGTTCAGAGCGCTTATGCACATGGCATTTGGACGCAACAGCAAGAGAATAAAGCCAATCGGCCTTATCTGCGATATTCATCCTTAACGGATAGTCGGGTTCGTCCAAGCCACTTGGCTTTAAACAATATTGTTCGTCACATTGATGATTCATTTTGGTACACGCACTACCCACCCAATGGATTTCAATGTCGGTGTGGTGTGGATGCTTTGACCGAAGCGCAGGCCAAGAAGCAAGGCATTACCATTGATGATGAATTGCCAGGCGTGCAGCCCGATAGTGGTTGGACAACCGGTCCTGCAAGTTACGGCAAACAATTAAATGAAGTGCTTGATCAAAAAATTGCAGATGCGGATCCAAGACTTGCTGATGAGTTGATTAAAGTTCGTGATGAGATGCTGATATCTCAAGAGGCAAACGAAGCTATCGTTAAAGCGTTTGAGCCAATGTCTGAACAGTCTCGAAGTAATCTTGATTCAATTGTGGATCGGGTGATTGAGAAGAATAAGGATGTAGAGCCTAGCGCTATTCGCATGCTGACTGAGTTAATCAAAGATGATGAGCAATCGCTAACTGATTTACTTAAAACGTCTGTAGCGAAAAATGACAGTCAATCTAAATCAATTATTGGCTGGATGCTGAGTTCATTTAATTCGCTCATGTCTATTGCCAAGAATCTTAAAAATAAGCTCACAGGTAATAACCTCAAAGGCTTTGATTCTCTTAACCTTCAAAAAGGAAATGTGATTGGGATTCAAACACCAACATTATTCAGAACTGCTGAAAGTGCAGGGAAAAGCATTACGATTTTAGACATGAGAGGTCAGGCTTTGGATTTATCTAAGATCAACGGTTTGAATGGTGCGCTATTAGCTCCTGATTTGAATTTAGCGGTCGTTAACATTACAGATGATGAAGTGGTGCTTAGAAAGACCAATGAGCTTGCTACACGGCTTTTTGTGGCAAATAACACGTTATTTAGTTTGTATTAATTCAAAGTGAATTTATGACCACCTTAATTGGTGGTTTTTTTATGGAGCATGAAAATGCCAGATCCAAATGAACAACCCAAAGATCAGTTTTGCTTTGAGCTAGGTCAGTTTGCGGTTGAACAGCCTGTAGAAGGGAAGAAGAAACGTACATTCACTGGCATTGCGTATAGCGGTGAACCGATTGTTGATCACTGGTACTGGGAGAGAATCATTTTTGATTTGGACACTATTCAAATTAAAGGTCGAATTCCAGCATTGCTTGAGCATCGTACAAGTCAGCGTGCAGGTGCAATCAATTCACATTCAGTGAGCCATGAAGAAGGCTTAAAGATCCAAGGCAGCCTACTTTCAAATGAGTTTGGCACCCAAGTCGCTGAAGACTCTGATGATGGTTTCCCTTGGCAAATGTCAGTGCGTATAGAGCCAAGTAAGACGGAAGAAATTCCAGCCGACCAATCAGTGTTTGTGAATGGGAAAAACTATCAAGGTCCAATCACAGTTTTCCGTGGTGGGCGTATCCGTGAAGTGTCCTTTTGTGCCTTAGGTGCAGATGACAATACAAATGCAGTGGCAGCAAGCCACTCTCCAAAAAATTTTAATCAACCAGAGGACACAGACGTGACCGAATTAGAAATTGCGCAAGCTGCGCAAAAACAAGCTGAAACTGAGCGTGATAATGCCTTGGCTGAACTCAAGCAATTTAAAGCAGGTAAACGTGTAGAGGATATTGCAGCACTTCAAACTGAATTGAATACGACTTTCAGTGCTGAAGATGCAAAAGCATACACAGATATGGATGATTCAATTTTTGCATTTACTGCAAAGCAGCTTCGCCAGTTTTCTGCAGGTGGTCAGCAAACACCACAACCAGCACCAGGTGCAAATCCAGCATTTGCGCATTTGTTTAGTCACCAAGCAACAGGTGGACAGGGCGGTCAAGCCCCACAGGGTTCAGCTTTAGATCAAGCATTCAACCAATTTGCAGCAGCGCAGCAACAAGGAGCTAAATAATGAGCCAGGTAGTTACAGGAACTATTGAAAGTAAACAGCTGGTGGTCGGCGATGGTGTTCGTACTGAGAACGCCAAAGTCAAAACAGCAACAGCTTATAAGCAAGGTGACTTACTTGTTATCAATGCTGCAAACGTAGCTGATCACCCAACTGTGACTGAAGGCGTGGTTGGTGATTGGAATGCAATTGCCGTGTGTGATTTCACTGTAGAGCAGGCTACTTACCATGCTGCGAATAATCTTGAAATGCCAATCTATGTACAAGGTCCTTTCGATGTGGCTTTGGTAACGCTAAAAGGAGCTGCTTTAACCAATACACAGATTGATGCCGTTCGTGCTCAAGCACTTAAAAATAAAATCGAACTTCGAAAAGTTGTGGGGAACTAAGACATGAGTCAAATTTTTACATTTCAGAATGCACCAGTTGAATTACTGGATGTGCCACAACTTGTATTGTTAACAGATACAACCCAAAAGGTTGATACCTGGTTGATGGATCGCTTCTTTCCACAACGTGTTTCATACACCAAAAAGGAAGTTCCTGTTGGTGAGTTAAATACGGCAACTCCACTTGCGCCGTTTGTTACTCCGACTGCAGCTGGTCGTCAAATTAAAGTTGGTGAGTCTGGCAACGTGAAGTTTGTGAAGCCAGCTTACTTAAAGCCAATGATGACAGTTATGCCAAGTGAAGTGCAAAACACAGCTCTTATTGCACGCTTGCGTCAATTCGGGGTGATTGCGACCGGTTCAAATCGTTTATCCGATGCGGATCTATTGCTGATTGATCAGGCTCAAAAGGCTCTATATCTTCGACAATCAATTGAAAATCGAAAGCTGTTGATTGCACGTGATGTATTGCTCTACGGTAAAACCACCTTTGCTTCTGCTGATTTCCCAATGTATGAAGTGGA